GGAAGCACCTGAAACTCCGGAAGTGGAAAATGAGAAACCGGAACCTGTATACGTGGATCCTGATCCGGTAATCAAGTGGAGAAAACTTGGTGGAGGATCATTACATCTGCCAAAGCAATTAGTTCCTCCAGGAGCTACTTTTAAAGCTCGCGCAAGTGAGATTCCAAAAGCATTCCGGAATATGGTTCAGCCATTGGAAGAACTTCCACCTGCTCCGGAAATTCCGGCAGTGAAGCCCGTAAAATCGGCATATAAAGTGGTTCCAAGGGGAAAGAGTAAGAGCATGTTCGATGTCATTGGTCCTAATGGAAAAAAGATGAATGAGCTGCCTCTTACAAAAGCTACAGCAGAAAGATTGGTTAAAGACCTTTCATGATGATGTGGCGAGTTCCTCATATATGGGACGGTGGTGATGCATGGATAATTGGGGGAGGACCGTCTGTTCCCCGTCAGTTTGATGTTCCAGAAGAGATCATCCGTAAGGTGACTGCTGGGACTCTCCCACCATCCGCCTACTCTCCCTATATGAAGATACTTCATGATAAGCATGTAATTGCGGTAAATATGTCTTATCGGATTGGAGATTGGATAGATGCCGTTATCTTTGGAGATAGTGGATATTTTGCCAAGGAACGTTCTAATTTAGCAACCTTCCCCGGTTTACGAATATCATGTAATCCTGTAAGTAAAGCAGAACATTGGGTAAAAACGCTTGGCAGGGATGGTCAAAAGTCAAAAGGAATAAGTACAAACCCATCACTGATTAGTTGGAATGGTAACACTGGGGCAGCAGCAATAAACTTAGCTGTTCATTTTGGGGCAAAGCGCATTATGTTACTTGGATTCGATATGAATATTGACGGTAATAGAATGCAACATTGGCATGACCTTTATGGTAAAGGTCCGGTATCAGATGACCGTAGGAAGCGGAAACTTCCATTTGCAAGGCATTTACAAGGATTCCCTGTTATTGCAGAGGATGCTAAAAAACTTGGAGTTCAGATAATTAATGTATCAGCAAATAGTGAAATTACTTGTTTTCCAAAAATGACTATAAAGCAGATATTTGATGAACGTGGTTAAAGTAATGGGAGGTTTGGGCAATCAGTTATTCCAATATGCTTTTGGAAGAGTGGTTGAAGAATACAGTAAATGTGCTAC